ATCCGATAGTGCTACAGGTTTAGCTACACAACAATCTATTAAAGCATATGTAGCAACTCAAGTAGCAGGGATTGGTTTTAGTAGCGGTATTACAGTAACAGGCGGCGATTCCTCATTTTCTGGGGGAAATGTAATACTTGGTCAAAATGGCACACTGATATTTGAAGGTTCTACTGATGATACTAACGAAACAACTGTTACGGTAGCTGACCCACAACAAGACAATACTGTTACTATACCAGATGTAACTGGTTATTTTGCAATGTTTGCTGCTGACCCTAGCACAACAACAGTAGCGGCAACCCCTGCAGAACTTAATATTATGGATGGTGGAACTGCTGCAAGTTCAACTACCCTTGTTGATGCTGACCGTCTAGTTGTAAACGATGATGGAACTATGAAGCAAGTAGCCCTATCTGATGTAAAAACATATATAAGTAGCGCAGGGTTTAGTTCAGATGACCCTACCGCATTAGCAATAGCACTTGGATAAAAAGTGCTTGACAAAACATTATAATTGTGGTATAATTATAGTGTTATAAGCCTCTGATAAAGGAGAAGGACAGATGGCAAACGATGCCGTAATATCCGTACAGGCAACGGTATTGCCTGATGAAATTCAAAAAGTATTGTCTGGTAGCCTTACTGTAACACAAGGTACGGACAATCAAGGCGATAAGTGGTATTATCAACTTACACAAGTAAGAAACACAAGTGACCAGCTTATTGAAGATGGTAGCGCATATATTGATGTAGACGCAACTGCAACAGGCGGTTCTCCTGCAACTATTGCTACAGGTGATTTGGTAAAATTTGTATTTATTAAAAATACAGACACGACTAATGACGTTTACATCTCTTTAGACGGTGGAACTGTAACAACAAGTTTGGGAGATGCAATTAAAATTCCTGCTAATAGTTCTTGGTTTGGTAATGTTCCAAACACTACAGTAGCGAATCTAACCTGTATTACAAGTTCTAGCACTGTTAATTGTGTAGTTGCAGCCCTTATCAACGATATTGCGTAAGGAGTAAGTTATGGCTAATACCTTCAAAGTAAAAACATTTGATGGCTCTAGCACCAGTGCTAACACAGCCATGAATGTCTACACAGCAGATACAACTAATCTTACTGCTACTGTTGTTATTGGCCTGACTATTGCTAATACATCCAGTAGTCAAATACTTGTAGATATTAAACTAAACGCTGGTGCAAATGTATTTTTAGCAAAAGATATTCCTATTCCTGCTTCATCATCATTTGAATACATGGCAGGTAATAAGATTATCATGGAAGCTAATCACACTATTAGCGTCATTTCAGACACAGCCAATAGTGCTGATACAACTCTGAGCATCATGGAGATTACAACGTAATGCCGTATATTGGTAATACACCTGCAGCAAGTTTTAGTACAATAAACTATCAAGATTTAACTGGTGGAACTGGTACTAGCTTTACGTTAGACTTTCCTGCTGGTTCTGCACAAGACATTGAAGTGTTTGTAAACAATGTTCGCCAAGAGCCGGGTGTGGCCTACACTGTGGCTGGTACTGCCTTGACAATGACAGGTAGCATTGCATCAACAGACGATTTCTACGTGGTATTTCAGGGTAAAGCAATTCAGACTGTGGTTCCCGGTGATAACACTATTACTGCCGCTATGTTGCAATCTGGTGTAGGCCAAGATATTATTAAAGTAACCTCTGACCCCACAGCTACAACAAACGCTTCACTTGGAGATGTTTATGTTAACACAACAACGGGTGATATGTTTGTTTGCACAGTTGCAACAACAAATGACAATACTTGGAGAAATGTTGGCGAAGGAAGTGGAGTAATAAATCCACCGTTGGAAGTTTCATACTTAGTTATTGCTGGCGGTGCTGGCGGCGGCTCAAACCGTGGTGGCGGTGGTGGTGCTGGTGGTTATAGAAACTCATATTCTAGTGAGAGTTCTGGGGGTGGTGGCTCTACCGAAACAGTTCTAAGTTTAGATACAAGCACAAATTATACCGTTACTGTTGGTGCTGGCGGTGCTGGTGGTACAAATCAGGGCAAGGGTACAAACGGCTCTAACTCTGTATTTTCCACAATAACATCTACAGGCGGCGGTGGTGGCTCTGGTCGCACAACTGATGATGCACAAGTTGGTGGTTCTGGTGGTGGTTCTGCTGAAGCGGGGTCAGGTGCTGCTGGCACGTCTAATCAGGGTTTTGCTGGTGGTACAGGTAACACAGGTGGTGCTGGTTCTGCTGGCGGCGGCGGTGCTGGCTCAACTGGTTTTGATGGCGGTAGTGCAAATAGAGATGCTTCAAATAGAAATGGTGACGGTGGTGCTGGTCTAAGTTCAAGCATTACAGGCTCTGCTGTTAGTAGAGGTGGTGGCGGTGCTGGTGGTTCCGATAGTGCAACTCCGGGTGTTGCTACACATGGTGGCGGTAGCGGTAAAGGCGGCGGCGGTGGCACAGGTAACGCTGGCACGGCTAATACAGGCGGTGGCGGTGGTAACGCTGGTTCATCAGCTTCACCTTATGCGGCAGGTGGTGCCGGAGGTAGCGGTGTTGTAATTTTAAGATACTCAAATGCCTTTACTATATCAAACCCCGGTGGTGGCCTTACTATATCAACTAGCACAGATGGTGATGATAAAGTAAGTTCAATTACTGCCGGAACTGGCAATGTGAGTTGGAGTTAATTATGGCGCACTATGCTTTTTTAAACGCAGATAACATTGTAACGGAAGTCATTATAGGCAAAGACGAAGGGTCAGACGGTATTGATTGGGAAAGTCACTACTCTGCAATTCGGGGGCAAGTCTGTAAACGAACTAGCTATAATACTTTTGGAAATGTTCACTACGGTTCAGACGGGGAAGCTGATGACGGTACAGCCTTTAGAAAAAATTATGCTGGCATTGGATACACATACGATGAAAGCAAGGATGCTTTTATTGCGCCACAGCCATACGCAAGCTGGACATTAAATGAGTCAACTTGCTTGTGGCAGTCTCCAATTGTATATCCTGACGATGGTAATAAATATGAGTGGAACGAATCTGCATATCAAACTGATAACACTACAGGTTGGGAGCAAGTAAGCTAATGGCACTTTCAAAGATACAATCTGAAAGCATCAACCTTGCAGATACCTTTGCGTTCACTGGTACAGTAAGTGGTGCTGGTGAAGTTTCTGTAGCAAGAGTATCAGAGATAATTTCAACTGGTAGTGCTGGCACCTTTACATCTGGTGCTTGGCAAACAAGAGCATTGAACACAGAAGAGTTTGACCCAGATGGCATTGTCACTTTGTCAAGCAATCAATTTACTTTAGGCGCAGGTAAATACCTTTGTTATTTTGATGCAACAGCCTTCAAAGTGGCTAGGCATACAGCAAAAATTTACAACATAACCGATAGCTCTGATGTTGCCAGAGGATTAAACGCTTATGGCGCTACTTCGCTTGATTTAAACACTGTTAGTAGTGGTTTTGCATTTATAAATATAACTGGCTCTAAGGTATTTGAATTACAACATTATGCAACAAGCACAAAGACAACTAATGGCTTTGGCTCTGGTACTTCAACGTCAGGCCAAATACCAAATACATTTAGTTCAGTAACAATTATGAAGGTAGGCTGATATGGCTTGGGTTTTGTTAGATAGTAATAGCATAGTTATTCAAAAACAGCCTGATGAAGCAGTGGGTTTTATTGAGGTTGGCGAGAATGTTTTTTGTGGTCATAAACAACAATCTGATGGTTCATTTGTTACTCCAGCACTTAGCGCAGAAACATTGCTAGAAGATTTGCGGGATGAAAGAAATGCACTTTTAGCAGAGACTGACTGGTGGGCATCTAGTGACCTTACAATGACAGACGCACAGACCGCTTACCGTCAAGCCTTGCGTGACATTACCGACACTTATAGCAACCTAGACGATGTAGTCTGGCCTGAGAAACCATAATGACACAAGCACGTACATTAGCTGACTTTGTTTCAGGCACGACAA